TTATAGTTTATTTGTTTTATTTGTAAAATCGAAAACGCCGTTCGCGTTCATTCCCGCAAACATTGCCGACAACAAATATAACGGTATATCGACAGCTACAAAAGTTTTTAATGATACATTAGTAATTATTATTAAAAACAAAGCTATATAAAATGATAAGTATTTTGTCTTAATTTTTTTTAAAAAACCAATTTCTTTTAAAAATTGTGTTACTCCTAAAATAATGGAAACGAAAGTTACCCAGGTCGTCAGCATTTCGAAAGTTATAAAATTATCCATTTTTTTCTCCTTTCAAAGGACGAAACCATCCTAAATCGCCGGTGATGTTAAAACATCCATTTTTGGCTATCCTCGTTATTTTTGTTTTTAAATCTCTTTTTAAGATAAAACCCCCAATTCCTATCTTAGCAAGCACAGAATTAGACCAATAACGCGTGTTTTTCTTCAGGACAACATTATCCCCTATTTTGATAGTTTGTGCCGCCTCGGGCTTTATTATGGGTTTAGGGGGCAAAGTGTACGTTTCAAAATCTTCCCAAGTTCTGTTGAAAAAACTTTCTTTCCACTCGTCAATTTTAAACCAGCCAAAATGCAAATGTATTCCAGTTGTTCGTCCCGTTTTTCCAGTCAAGCCTAAAACCGTGGTTTCATTGACTTTTTGTCCGTTTCTAACCGAAATACTATCTAAATGGTAGTTCAATCCGATATAGCCAAGCCTGTCATATTGAACGTATACAAATTTAGCTTTAGAACTGTCCGTCCCACATCTTAAAACCTGCCCCTCTTCAATCGGGTATTGAGGCAGTTTTCTGCGATTCGTTCCATAGTCCACTCCGTCGTGGAATTGTTGTTTGCCCGTAATGGGTGAGGTTCGCCAACCAAAAGCAGAAGTAATCCTAGGATTAAAAGTTTTAAAAATTAATCTGCCATTTTTACTCGTCATTTCCAATTCCTCCCTTTCTTCATTATTTTTACATCTTCACTTTTTATTTCTCGCATATATGTAAAAGTTAAATAAATTTCGCATAACCGCAACATTTTAATTTGTTGTTCGACGGTTACTCCAGTGCCAAAATCTAAAGCATCATGGCAGCCTCTACATATTATCATTCCGTTTTCTTCGACTGGTTTGCCACCGTCTTTTTTTGGAACAAAAATATGTGCAATCGTCAATTTTTTGGTGGTTTCACAAAAAAAACATTTAAAGTTGTCTCGTTTTTTAATAACAACTTTTGTGGCTAAACTATAACTTTTAACCATTTTACTGCACCAATTTAATAACTACAGTAACTGCTGTTGCTATTAGCCCAAAAACCGTGCCGACGATCGCTCTCATAACCCATGTTTGGTTATCTTCAACCTTATCCACGCGTTTTTCTAAAGATTTTTCTTGAATTTTCATCGCTTGAATAATTACCTCATTCCTTAATATTTCCGCTTTTTCTCTCTCAGTCAAAATTGCCTTTAAAGAACATACTTCTTTATCAATTTTGGCTACCGTGTCACAAATATCATCTATTTTTCTTTCTAATTTATTAGCCGAAGCATTATCGCCCATCTGTATTTTTCCTTTCCAAATTATTCTATTATTCTATTGTTTCAACATTTAGAGCACAAATATTCCCAAACAACGTCACATTTCCGGTTGCTCCACGGGTTACAGTTACCGTTATTAAATCACCCTCGCTTACTGTAAATCTTTTTTTCTGTGTTGTAACTGTAACGAATTGGTCATTGCTGGTCGTGTAGGTCATCAAAGCACCCAGCAACCCATTTACAGAAAGTCTAACTAGCGTGTCAACCGCGGTTTGTAAATTATACCAAGCGAAAGTTGCACTAACCTCAATTATTCGCACGCCCGACCCTACTCGAACAGCATTTCCACTTCGCGTTAATTTTGTACCGACAGCTGTGCCATATATAGTGTCAAAAGCGATATTGTAAGCCGTCCACGTCGCAGGGAAAGCCATAATCGGGGCACTTGCCGAAATATGAAGTGTAATCGCATTATTTAATCGCTCCGATTGCCAACCCCCCCAAACTCCATTTCGCAAGGTTCTAACCCAATTAGCATCTAAAATTCTTGTTCCAGTTCTAGGAATGGCTCTTTGACTTTGCCAACTGCCTTGTATATTAACTATTTGTTGAACATACCAATGTGTTGTAAAACCATCATTTGGAGCATTTGTCAAATTTGAACCGTGGAAATTGCCTGTGCCAACTAAATTATTTAAATTTGTATTTGAAATATCTCTCGCAATCCCGTCGATGCTCGAACCCACTATATCTAAATTGGAATTGCCTGTAATATTACCACTAACCCCCAAAGTTCCAGCCACCGACGTATTCCCGTTTAATATGCTTGTTCCTGCTATTTCAATCCCATTTCTAGCCCACAGTTTTTCTTCGAAAAAAGCACCGATTTTGTTCCACCAAAACACGGGTAAACCGCGATTAACAGGAACAGTTACTCTTCTTTCTAAGCCGAGAATTACTCTGTCGTTAACTATTACTTCAAAATCGTATGACTTTAAATAATCAAATCGCGCGTCTAATGAAATTGGTGAAGCCCCGTTTGTATACGTATTTCCACTCAAAATCGGAGTTAAACTTTCGAACATTGAATGTATGCCATTCTGTGTTCCGCTTGTTCCAATTTGACCTGTCGTTCCACCCGATATCGCATTTGCCGATGTATTATACAAATTAAAAGTATTTGTGCCTGTTGAGCGAATAAAATAAATTGTGTTGGCCAAAATACCTGTCGGTAATGCTCCTGTTGTTTTGAAAATTACAGGACGGCCATTTGCTAACCCGTGGTTCGTAAAAGTTACAACACACGGATTGGCGATAGTAATTGTCGGTGCTAGATAAGAAAGTGTCGTTTCTTTAAATCTATACATCAAAATTAACGAATTTGAAGTTGTACCAAAACTTGCATTAAAGTAATTTCCGTTAAATGTTATTGCTACTTCATTATTTGTCGGCTGAGTTCGATAAATTAAAGGGTTAACCGTCAAATGAACATAGTTTATTAATGTTCGCGTAATCGTTGTTGAACTTATAAAGCCCCTGCTGTCGGTTGCCGAAACAACAAACGAACCGCTTTCAACACCATTTAAAGTGCTGTCGGCTAAAGTTGATGATAAATTGCCGCAAACAACGCTTCTACTAACTATAGTTGCACTGTTTTGAGCCGTCGCAGAAATAACCGTTCTTGCATTTGATACAAATCGAACCATATTTTGATTATTTCCCGTTAATGCCGTTGACAAAGCGTTAACATCTGTTACGGTAGCATTAACAATCGGAGAACTAATTGTTTGATTTACACTCGCCGTAAAATTAGTCGACGACGTTCCAACTAACGTTGCTCCGCTAAAAGTTTGGCAAGTCACGGTACAAACTATGCTGGTGGCATTCGGTATTAAGGTATAAAAAGAGGTGGGTATCGTCCAGCCAAAAGTAGTATCAACATTTGTTGCTATTGTTCCATTTTGAACTCCACAAACGAAAGTTAAAGTATGTTTAAATGAATTGTCAAATCTTAAAATATTGATGCTGGTCGCCGAACCAATGTCCGCATTAGTCGCCGTTACAGAACTTGCACGCGGAATTGTCGGCAGCGTTATCGTAGCAGTTGTTGTTATTCCATTAAAACTGGCCACTCCTCCAAAGAAGAAAGTGGTTATTGGGAGAACTCTTGAACCATCAGAATTATGCGTAATTGTAATTTCGCGTTCAACGCCGCGTGAAAATACAGCAGTATCTGTGCCAACATAATAAATAACATTGGCCAAAGCATTTCGAAAATCATACCTTGTTACAATGTTATGTCTGTTTCCTCCATCGTGCTCAAACCACGATGTGTTGTCAAAATTGTTCCACGCCGGATGCTGAGGCTCGCTTGTACTCGCCCACATTCTAATTCTAATAACAGACCTGTTATTAGCAATGCGATCGGCATCACTGTTTGTAACTTGCCATTCAAAACCGCCTGCATATCTAGCATGTCCATCGACTATTCCAAAAACTCTTGTCCAATTTCTTAAAGCCATTTTTTACCCTCCTCCTACATAAAACATACCTGTTCCATCCAAATAATTTTCCATTCGGCTATTAGCCCCAATTATTAAATGATTTCTAACCCATATATTTTCCGCTTCAACCCCTAAATTTGTTGCCGATAAAACCACACTTGTATCTCTTCGAACGGTTACGCCTATATTACTCAAAGTCGAATTCATCTGTTCGCCACTTTTAGCAACGTTTACTCCTGCTTCGTTTATTAGAACCAAAGTGTTCCTCAAAATTGATAAACCGTTTGTAGTCATTGAAGTTATTTGAACTTGTAAATTATTAGCCGTTTGAGTTAACGATGTTTGATTTGAATTAACCGTCGTTGCCAAAATATTGGTGGTATTTTGTAAAGTTGTTAAATTGTTCGAGGTGGCATTAGCCAAAGTTTGAACTTGGGTTAACGTTGTGCTAACGTTATTTGAATTTGTGTTTGCTGTGTTTGCTGTTGTTTGGGCTGTATCCGCCAACGTTTTAGCCCTTGCAGTTATTGCATTCAACAATATATTTTTGGTTGAATAAAAAGTTTCCCATGTCGTTCTGTAAGTAGTCCCAACTATAGTTGTATTTACTGATAAATTTGCATCATTTAACCATAAGGGTATGCCTGAAACCCATGTTGTCCCGTTGTTCAGATAATTTGCTAACGCTTGAAAAGCATTATTATAATTTGAGTTTTCAGTTGTTATACCGAAATTAGTTGCTTGTGAATTTATGCTTGATTTTTCTTCCGCAATTACATTCCACGCCATTCGTTGGTCGGGCTTTTCATCGCTTGAAAGAACACTATCGCTAGTTATATTGCTTAACTGTGTTAATGCATTGTTAGCATTTGTGTTTGCTGTGTTTGCCGTTGTTTGGGCTGTGTTTGCAACCGCAGCGGTGGCATTTAAATTGGCCACAGTCGTGGTTATATTTTGGTCGTTCAAAGCGATAGAGGCGGTCATATTGCTTAAAGAATCGGATAATCCTTGAATTCTCGAAATATTCATAGTTCCGGCTGTTATAAAAGAAGCATTGAAATTCCCATCAAGCGTCCAAGCCGTTATAAAAGGACCATTAACACCAGTTTTACTAAATCCAATTCCTCCCAGTCCAATTTTCAAAACATTGATAGCCAAATTTAAAGGAAGAATGTCTAAAATCAATATTTCGTTTTGGTCAATATAAACATGTCCTAATTTATTTAACATATTAATTAAATTAGTTTGTTCGTCAATGGTTTTTTCTTGCGTTGAAATTTTAGAAAGCCCGAAATGGATTTCCTCTTTTAATAAATCAAATCGTTTTTTTGCATCACGCACAAAATTTCCAAAAACTATTTTTTCAACTTTTTTAGTTTTCAAATCATAAATATATTCCAAAACTTCAGTTTGAAGTTGAGCCAAAGGGTGCTTAACAGCTATTTTATCCCCAATTTCCAATTTTTGATTAACGTCCGAAAAAACTTCGTAACTAAATAAAGGATTTTCATTTTTAATTAAGTATTCGCTCGCTTTTATTCTTAATTCATTAATTAAATTGGCTTCAGTTTGATTTTCATTTTCTAACGAAGTTTCAAAAGTGACTCTTTTAACATACGGTTTTGGGTAAATTATTTCGCTTTCTAAAAATTTTTCAGGCAACATCAGCCCGTTTTTTCCAATGGGAAACAATGTTGTTACCACATTTGACCAATCCTCAAATATTTTTATTCCTTGTAAATTTTGGCCATAAATTATGGTTTGTTCATTTTCAATTCCAATGTTTTGTTTGAAATCAACAGACCAATTATTAAAATCGAAAACACCATCCCATAATTCTTCTATAATGCTCCAACTTTCAAATAAAGTTTTATTTTCAAATAAAAAACTTTGAGTTGAAGAAACATCCGAATTTATTATGAATGGACTAACCGAATTTGTTTGTCCATTAACAAAATTTAAAACATTTAAACCGTTTAAATTTGCGATATTTGCATTTAAAACGAAAAAATCTTCGGCGTCAAACATGACGTGTTTGGCTTTAAATTCAATTTTTGTTTTTCCAAATTCAATTTTGTCGCTTATCCTAAAAGCCTGGGGTTCTATTTTTGATTTAGTTTGAACGACACAAAGTTTATCTTTTTCAATAAAACTTTTATATTTAATCGGAATTTCTACTTCAATAAACCATCCATTTAACGATTTTTTTTTAATTTCTTTACATTTTGACGGTTTAATAAAAATGTTTCCGTTGGTTGAAAAATTTGTTTCTTGTGCATTAAAAATCTTCATTAAAACCATCTGTCCTTTCTTTTTACTTTAATAACGGCATCTCCGCTATTAATTAAAACATTGTTTTCGCCTGGTTTTAATTTTGGAAAATCAAAACCGATTTCTAATCGGCTATTTCTTAATAATCCGTTAAATTTGGCGGTTAATTCTTCACAATCAATTTCTACATGGTTTTCATCGCCAAAATTATATTTAAATCGTGTTCCAGCAACAGTTAAATCAACATGTGGTTGAGTGGTTTTTTCTAATAAAATAATTGGCGTTGAAAAAACATTCCCTAAATTATCAATTTTATTTATAACCGTTATAAAATTATCGTTTTTAGCTAACCAAAAAGGACTTCTTATTAATTCGAAATTAACGGCATACATATTAGCTTGTCTTGTTATTTCCACCGATGAATAAAATCTGGCCGTGGTTATTCTATTTAAATATTCTAATTCACCTGTACCGTTTAACCATTCCAAAACAGCATCTATATTGCTATTTTTTAAAAGATTACATTTAATATTTATATTTATGTCCGCGTACCCTAATTCATTGAATAAAGACCCGTCCCGCCCGTCAACAGAAATCATTTCGAATTTCTGAGGTGCTTTAACAATAAAATTTGTTTCTTCTTCCACCAAAACTTTCATTTCTTCGCTAGATATATTTTTAAATTTAAACATTTAAACCACCTCCATTAATCGCTCATCAATAAATTGAACAAAACCATCTTCGTCTAATTTTAATTTGCAAGAATTTAAAGCTTTAAGAAAAGACTTAGAAAGTTTTTCATAATCAACAATTTCCGCAGATTTAGTTGATGAATTTGAAGAAAGAGGCAGAACTTTGGTTCTATTCCCTTGTTGTAATAAAAGTTCCGGACCTGCTTCCGCTATCATAGCCATACCATTCAAAAGTGTTCCGCCTTTTGCTAATTTGGGAATTGGCATTTTACCTATTGAAAAACTTAATTTTTTAATATCAACACCGGGAATGGCATTTAATCCATCTATCAAAGTATTTAAAGGACGAAGTGCGGTCGAAACCATGTCATTAATGACGGTAACGACGCCGTTAGCCATGCTTATAGCTCCTACCTGAATTCCATGCCAGGCGATTGAAAACACATTTTTTATTGTTTTTGTTAAATTTTCGAAAATATTTAAAATAGGTCTTCCTATGTTTTCGTCAAACCAAAAACTTGCGGCTCGCCAAACATTTTTAATGCTGTCCCAGCAAGCCGAAGCGACTTCACGAATTGTGTCCCAATGTTTAATTAATGTCATTATTATTGCTATCAAAGAAACAATCGCTATTATAACCAAACCGATTGGGAGTGTTATGGCTAGAAATATTCCTTTTAAAATGACGAAAAGTGTGACCAATGAAGAAATTGCTCCGGCCAAAGTGCCAAAAATTATGAGCAAAGGACCAATCGCCAACAAAATCAAACCAATTTTAACAATTAACTCTTTCATTTCAGGGCTTAAATTTTTAAACCAACCCGTTACTTTTTTTAATTCTTCGGATAAAGCTAACAAAATAGGTCCTACCATTGTTTGAATTGTGTTCCCTAATTCAGCCAAAGCTAATTTTAAATTATTCCAGGCAACCTGAGATTCGTCAAGCGGGTCTTGCATCGCATTAAAAGTGTTTTCGACTGTTCCGGCCGAACTTTCTAATATTTTTAAAAAATCTTCATATGCAAAACGTCCACCTTTTATAGCATCCGCTAAATCGGGTCCGCTTCTTTGGCCGAAAATTTCAATAGCCAAAGCAGTTGCTTCCGCTATATCGGGCGTTTCTTCAATTAATTTTAAAGTTTTTTGAAACTCTTCACGCGGATTTTTATTACTCTTCCCCCAATTGCCAATCGCTTGCTTTAAACCAGCAAAAGCTATTTCTGTGTTCACGCCTGCTTTTTCCCATTGAGAGAAAAGCGCGACGGCTTCTTTGGTATCTAAACCTAACGTTCTTAAAGGAGCTCCGTATTTTGTAATAAAATCTGTAAGTTCGCTAATCGATATTCCTGATTTTTGAGAAGCGACAGTTAAAGTGTCTAACAAGCCGCTGTACTCTTCTGCCGGAATTCCAGCATCGCCCATCGCTCTGCTTACCAGTTGAATTGCCGTTTTTACATCAGTTTTATTTATTTTTGCAAATTTGATAAAATCCGACGACGCGGTTTCTAACTGTTCATCTAAAAATCCAAATCTTGTGTTTAAATCGCCAATGGCCGTCGACACTTCTTCGCTTGTAAAAGGGAAATTTGCAAAAACATTGTCGAAAGAATTTGTTAATTTATCAATTTCGTCCCCAGCTGCCCCTGTTGAAGAAATAATTGAATCATATCCTTTATCAATTTCATCAAAAGCCGCAACTGCCCCTATTCCCAATGCCAAAATTGGAGCACTAACATTTTTAGTTAGAGAATTACCAAAGGCACTCGTTTTTTCGCCTTTTTCTTTTAATTTTTTGGTAAATTCTTCTAAGTCGGCTGTTCCTTTTTTTACTTCAAAATTAACAGCTTCAAGCTCCTTATTATATTTAATCATAGCTGCAGTAGCATTATCTAATTGAGCTTGTTTTTTGCCAACGACCCTGCTATTTTTTTCTTCCGAATTCGCTAATTCTTCCAAATCTCTTTTTAAAATTTCTACTTTTTGTTGTTGGACGGTATATTGTGTATTTAAAAATTCTTGTTTGTCTGCTAATTTTTGACTAGCTTTGGTATTTTCGTCGTATTGTGCTTTAACCAATTTAAAAGAAGCTGTATTTTTTGAAAGTTCACCATTAATTAATCCTAAAGTTTTTTTGAATTCGACAGCTCCATCAGCTTTAAAAACCAAACCTACTCGTTTTAATTCACTTCCCATAATTGCTCCTTTCTAATTTTGTGTGATATTCTACCATTTTATAAAAAATAAACGGATCACTTCGCCAAAATTCTTCTTGACTTAATCCTATTTGGTGCGAAACGTATAATTGTTCTGCCCAATCTATTTCATCATTTTTTCTAAATTCAAACGTGTTTCCGCTTTTTTTTTAAATTGCTCTACTTTTTTTTGAAATTCATCTATTAAATCAAAAATAGTTTCTTCTTCGCCAAGCGGAATTAAAGTTAAAGCTTCGTCTTCACTTATTTTTTTGCCGTTTGAATACAAAACAGCATAAATTAATTTGCCCGCAATTTTAATTTGTTCCGATGGGCAATCAGAAATTTCTTTCTCAAAAAGTTTGGCTTCCATGATAATTTTTAAAGTTAAAAAATTTACATTCATTTCCAAGTTTTCGCCGTTTGCCAATTTAATTAATTTCATATTTTCCTCCTTTTATTTTTTATAAAAAAGGGGGAACAAAAGTTCCCCATCATCTTTTAAATAGTTGCAATTATAGCAGCTGCCAAATCTTCTTTCGTAATTAAAGGTTTTGTAAAAAATTTTTCTTCCGTAATTCCTTCCGGAAAATTTGTTGCTTCGCTATCAACATAATTTTTGAAATCTTTGTTTTCATTGAAACCATAAGCACGGAATGTCAATGTGTCATTTTGCTCACTAAAACTTTCATTATTAGTAGCGATATCGTCCGTGTTCTCAATTAATTGACATTTTGGATACCACGTGTATTTGATTCCTCCACCTTTTTTCAAAATTGGAAATCCTAAAGCAATAAACGGTCTAGCCGTCGGACGTCCACTTGATATTAATCCGTGGACATCAACATTTTCGCCTCTTAATTTTGCCAAATCATCTGGATGAAAAGCAACAACTTCAATTGCTAATTCAACACTCGACGTTTGCGTAGCAGTTTCATAATCGCTTCCGCTCGCTCTAATAATTGCACTTTCAACATTTTCGGTCGTTCCAATATTTTTTATAACCGGACTTTTAATCGTAGCTTCAAAAGATATTGGACTGTACTCCCCATTTAAAGGTATATTAAAAGCGTAATAAGCAGCCCCAACAGTTTCTTTAATCATTGGTTTTTTATTATTCATATTTTTTCCCTTTCCTAAGGTTCAAATTTTTGAACCATTAAATTATAATATTTGTTTTTATTTTTTTCCCACAACGGCCTCAAATGAGGTGTTCGGTTTTCTACAATTCTTCCGTAAGTTTTTCCCCAGCCAACTTCAATTTCATTATTTTTGATTTTTTGATATGTGAACGAATCAATTAAATGTGTATACCCTGTTTTTCTAATCGCCGATTTTGGTTTTGCCAATTTTAATAAATCTTTGACAAATTCGCTCGCACCTACTTCCAATATTTCTTGCACATTTTCCGAATTGGATAAATACTGACTTAATTCTTGTTCTAAATTTTCAAATCCCTCATCAAACATTTTCTAAAACTTCAAGCGACATATAAGAATGGAAATGCTTATCATCAGAAACGTATTCGTGAGAAATATTTGGAAATATTCCTTTTGCTTTCAGTTTGTTTTTTAATTCTAATAATTTAGCATCTCGTGGCTTTTGATAAAACATCGAAATTTGATAAGTAACGCGGGTATTATATTCTTTACCACTCGCCATTAAACTTTCCCAAAGAAATTCCCAATAAACGATTCTCGGATATATATTTGTATTTCCATCATTTTGAATTCCCTCATTAATTTTAATTTCTAAACTATCAAGCAACTCTATTAATTCATGCTTTGTCATAATTGACCCTCCAATTTTGGATTAGGATAATTTTCTAAAGTTAAATCACTTTGGCCGTACCCCTCTTTATTTTTGAAATGGTATACGTTGAAAATTTTATGAAAATCATTACCAACTTTCAAAACGTTTAAGGAAGTAAGTTCTTTCGTTTGAGGAATTCTTAATTTGATGCTCAGTTCTCTTTCTCTTTGCTCTGAATCAAATCTCAATTTATCACTTATTGATAATTCTTCGAACCATATTTCCTTGTTTTCTTTTTTAAGAAATTCAATTGGAAAATGATCTGTTGTTTGTTTAATTGTAAAAACTTCGAAACTTCCGTCAAGATAAATCGGAATTTGGTGGGTAATGTTTGATTTGAAGTTTGGCATATTCACCTCCGTAAAGTGTTCTAAATTCTGCTAATCTTTTGTGATTAGCATACAAGACGTAATTTTTTAATAAAGAACGGGCTTCTAAATCAATTTCGTAATTAATTATTTTTCCAACTGCAAAATTAATATTATATTCGCCTTCCAAAATATAGTTTTTTAAAATTTCATCTTTAAAATATGGTGAAATTTGTTGTTCGTTTTTGATTTCTTCTAATAGCCGACTAATTCTTTCTTCCACTGTTCTTCACCTTTTTTTCGTTAGGTTGCGAAATAAATTCAATAACCGCATACCCCAATTTATTTTTTGGATTTAATAATTCCTTAATCCGCTTTTCTTCAATTTCTCTGTCGTCAAAAGGAAATTTATCACCAATTTCATAAACATGGTTATCTGTTAAATCTCTAAAATATTTTTGTTTTCCTACAACTCTAAACATTTTTCAAATCACCTCTCTTTTTTAAAAAAGTAAAGAGGGAAATTAATCCCTCTTATTAAATTACTGCTTCGTTTATTGTGCGAACATTAAATGCCAATGGTTTGACATTTGTAATATCTAATAGAACTGCTTGATTTTCTTTAACCAAACGGCCATTACCATAAGTTACTATTTTGTAAACTCTGTTGTCATCTAAAAATTGGTAGTGGTCTGAGTATGATACTCCCTGTTTAGTAATTCCTCCAACATAACTGAATGGGATGTATAGAATTGCTCTGCTAATAGGAACATGAATGCTCTCAATAATTTCTATCGCAAACGGGAATACTTTTTTGAATTCGCCGCCCGCATTCAAGTAAGTTGAAGCTTCTGCGACTTTTGTATAAGCATCCGCCGGATTAACGATCATTAATACTTTCCCTACTTTTCTTTTTCCATTATCTGTTAGCGTTAAAAAATGTTGTCCTAATGAAGAAACGCTAAAGTCTGTTATTACCTCTGCTGTTCTTGCAGGATAAACGCCATCGACCGCTCCAGTTAATCTTTGTAAAAGACCAATCGGTGCGTCTTTTCCATTTCCAGCGATAAAACCCTCTTCTAACCCATCTTCTGTAATTGTTAATAAAACTTCACGAATATATTTTTCAATCCACTCATAACCAAGGTCTATCAATCCTTTAGGCAAAAAAGCAAATGCTGATAACTTATTAATTTCAATATCAATTTCTGATAAATTAGTTGTTATTTGTTCAATTATTTTTGCATCCAATTTTCCCCATTTAGCTTTGCCTTGATTTTCGCTTAATAACCATTTTTTAACACCGGCTGGTGTAAATGTAACATATTTTAAAAAAGGATGATCTTTCTTTAAGTCTTCAAATACATAATTTGTAATACTTGCGGGAATTAACTCGTCCTGTTCTGCCATTGTAAATGAACCTAATTGTTTTGGTTCTTTCAATTTGTCAATAAAAGATTTTTCTTCAGAATTTAAAGAGCGAAGTCCATATTTTTCAAAATTTGCTTTATTTGCTTGAACATCAGCAAATTCTCTTTGGTATCTTTCCACTATTTCTTTCTGACTTTCATTAACAGTCATTTGTATTGTTTCAATAATTTTAGCCGATTTTTCTTCGGCAGTCGCGTTATTTAAATCATCAATTAATGTTTCCATATTAATTTTTTCTAATTTCATTTTTTCTTTCTCCTTCTATTTTTTTAAATTATAATAAACAGACCAACTGTTCTGTTTATTTGCACATTCTAATTCTTTTAATTTTATTACCATTTTGTGCAAATACAAATTTTCTAAAGATTGTTTGGCTTCATCATCATTTTCCACATTTGTAGCAAAACCTAATTCAACTGCTTCTGCTGCCGTGATCCAAGTTTCTTTATCCATCAAATTTTTAACAACATTTTCTTTAAGACCAGTTTTCGAAACGTAAATATCAACACTCGGTTGATTGATTTTTTCCAAATCATCCGCTTTTTTCCTCAAAGCACGGCTATCTCCCTCGGCAGTACTCCAAGCATTATGAATCATTAATAATCCACTTTTAGGTACTATTCTTTTTTGGCCTGCCATAAAAATTACGCTTGCGGCTGAGCAAGCAAATCCGTCCACTACTGTTGTTAAATTTCCTTTGAAATCTGATAAAAGACTGTATATTGCCAAAGCTTCAGAAACGCTTCCGCCCATCGAATTTATTCTAACTGTTAAATTAGAAGTATCGACTTGTGCGAGGGCTTCTTTAAACGAAAACGCATCGGTCCTAGTTAAATCTTCTTCAAACCAATTATCAATCAAATCTTTTTTCCTGATTTCGCCATAAATATATAACTCGGTTTTATCGGCATCTGTTTTTTGAAATTGTAGGTATTTATCCATTATTCGCCTCCTTTCACATTCGCATAATTTTTAGTAAGATTATGCTCATTAGCCCAATCTTCATTTATTATTGGTAAATCCAAAAATTCGCGCAAATCATTATGAGAAAAACCAATACCGGTCAGTTTGTCGAGGCTGCCGGCAACGTCCATAATGTCAAAGTGCTTCATATTGAATTTATCAATCATTATTCTTTCACCTTTTAGATAATCTTTTTTGTCGATTAATTTTGAATTTAATCCATCTTCCAAAATTTCTAAAATTGGTGCTACGGCAAACGTTATAAAATCATTCGTTCCCGTGGATTTGTCGGTTTTACTTCCAAAAAATATATCTAATGGAATACCAAAACTCATTGCTATTAATTCACATACATCGCGAATCATTCGACGATAATCTTCCGAACTTTTATTATCCGACCCATTTAACAACTCTAATCCAAATTGTTCTGATAGCATAACTATTCCATCTTCGTCTTCAAATAAACCTTTTCCAATTTTCTTTTTATATTCATCATAACCAATCTGTTCTTTAGTTATTGGGTCAATCATGGCTGGCTGACCGCCAGGAAGTTTTAACCTCCACTTTTTGGTGTTAGACGATTTATAACTTTTTGAAGCTGTTGCCAAAAGTTTGCCATAATCGTTATAAAAATCATCTATGACTTTCTTTATTTGCGAATTTCCTAAGTTTAAATGAATAACGTTTTCGCCATCAATAATTTTATCTAATTTTAAAAAGTTCCCTTTTAAGTCTTTTAAAACAATTTTAGAAAATGTTTTTGTTTTCATTATGTCGAAACTTTCTTCAAAACTGTCGGCTAAATATAAATATTCAACATTTTCATTTAAAGATTTAATTCGAATGATTAATGCCTCTTGTTTTTTTAACAAGGTTGAAATTACTTTATAAAAAAATGAACTGCCTCCTTCATTTGGATTAACTCTGATATTTAAACGATAATAAACATCGTCAATTGCTTCTCTAACTTTTTTAGTACTTTTATCAAACCTGTAAACTTTTATTTCACTTTTTGAAATAGTCTTAGCTATCAAATCAATAGCATGCTCGATAGCTAAATCTTTAATATATAGTTCTTTGTTTTTTTCTGCTAGAACAAAATCTAAAAAACTTTGTTCTTTTTCATTTAACCAATTTAAAAAACCCATTTTTTCCTCCTAATAAGCATAAATTATATCTTCATCCAATAATTCGTGTCCGCTGATTGCACAAACAAATGCAATAAACGGGTCGTTTTTCCTTAATTTCGGTTCTATTTTTTCATAACTTTTATTCCCATCTTTTTTCAAAACAACCATCGTGTTATTTATAGCCCAACGCATAATAGCGCTATTCCCAATATTTATTCTACCCTCCTCAAATTCCACTTCTATTTTTGGAGCATAAATTGAAGCAATAGATGACGGATTTCTTATCATTTCCAATAAACCCGCAGGATTGGTTTTAGAGTTATATTCTGAAATACCAAACTTTTCAAAAGTTTTACGATACAATTTAAATTGATAATTATCCATTTTTATGCGTTTAACATTATATTTGGCAATATTAGCCATAACCCAGTCGACGACTACTTCTTCAGAAATTGTGTTTGTTGTTACAACTTCGAAATCGGTATATCCATTTTCACCGGCAAATTGAAAAGGAAATTTTATATCTTTAAAAAATCGGCCGTTGGCACAAACCCAAGTTTTTTGAAACCAAACAAATTCACCTTTGATTTTAAATAAAAATCCTGCAGACGCAAAATCGTTCAAACTTGCCATGTCAATACCGCATATTGTTGGTTTGTTTAACAAATTTGGTCTTGCTCTTTCAATTTTGTTTTCAACGTCCGCATAACAAGCTTTCAAAACATTTTCCCAACTCGTAACAACAAATTCTTCTTTTAATAATGGAAAATTCATTCTTTGTGGAAAAAATTCTTGCTTGTATGATTTTTGAATTAACATTTTCATATAATCTTTAAATATTTGCTCTTTTAACACAGGCATAAATTTTAAACTTGGGTTTGCTTGACACCAGAATGAAAAATCAATATCGTCTTTGTTATTTGTTTCTAAATATTTTTCCATTCCACAATGAATTTCATTTTCTGAATTTATTTTATATAAAAACGGCAACATCGCTAAATGATTTGTCTCGCCGTTTAAAACTTGCTTTGCTAACATTTTTTTTTCTTCCAACGGGCCTTCTTTCGAAATACCATCAGTAGTGATTGTTACTGTTCTCGCGTGTTTAATTTTTCCCAAACCTGATGTAAAAGTATTTAATTGTTTATAGTCTTCGTAAGTATGAAGTTCGTTAAAAATAATCATTCCCGATTGCTTTCCATATTTTGTAACCGCATTTGAAGTATTAAATCGCAGCACAGATTTTGTTATTCTGTTTATAATTTCTACTTTGTTCCAGTAAAAATATTTTTTCATAATTGTTTTATTATTTTCTAACATGTTATAAACAACTTTAAAAGAATTCTCTGCCGTTTCTTCGGACGTTCCGACAATGTCAATATTATAATTTTTAACTCCATAAAAATGTGTTTGAAGATAATTAGCCAAAGGCATTATCATTCCATCTTTGCCATTTCCTCGTGCCATCAAAATAAATAAATCGGAAAATTTTACTATATCATGGTTGCTTTTTTCATACATAAAAAAACATGCGTAAATTGCTTTTTGGTAAACACTTAATGGGTAATACCATTTTTCACAATAACTTATACTTTGCTTTATTTGTTGTTTATCTAAAAAAACGTCGCCTTTAACCAAAGTCGGAAGAATAATGTTTTTCATTAATAAACGTATTTCTTCGTTAATTTCATTTGGATTCTCATCAATATATTTTAAATAATTTTCTATTTCTTCACAATAAATTTTCATTTAAATTTTCACCATCCAACGCCGGCGGCTCTTTCAAATTTAAATCATTTAATATTTTCATTAGTTGTGCTGAAACTTTCAACAATTTATCAACACTTTTATTATCATCTATTTTCTCATAACCATTCCCCGTCATGCTTTTAAGTCTTATACCATTTTCTTCAATGTCTTTTTGCAAAACATCTTTTAATTTGAACAAATATATTGCATGATTTAATAAATCGTCGTACTGATATCCTAATTGATTTTGTTCTGCCATCTGCTCTTTTAAAGCTTCTTTTATATTTTGATACTTTTCTACCTTGATTTTTTTGGACATCATCAACATCCCCTTTCATGCTTACTTATTCGTTTTTTTTATGTAGTAACTTTAACCTTTCCGTTCCGTATACCTTTTTACATTTTTTTAGAAAAAAGGTGGGGGGATAAAAGATAAAGTATTAAAGCAATTACCACTTCTCTTTAGTCAATGGTATTTTTTTCTTTTTGAAATGGAACACTTGTCTGTTCTCTATAATTTCATGAGCTTCAAAAGACAGACTAATTAGATTTTCTAAATCAAGAGCCAAATCGGGTCTTTCGGCAATAGGAATTATATGATGCACCGTGTTCGCTCGAACCACTTTTAAATATTTTGGCTTATGGGTTGGGATTTGCCATTTACCTAAAAACCATTGGCATGTGTGTTTATCTCTAACTAATACTTTTTCTCTAGCTATATCAAAATCGGTTGACTTATAAAACGCCACTTTATTCCCATTAATTATTTCTTCAGTCCAATTGCGGTATTTTTTTCTGCGTCGCCTTTTCTTCATAATTTTTAAACTTCACTTATTTCTACTTGATATTTATATTCGAACATTTTTTTCTTCAATTTATAAAGTTCCGTTCTGAAACCTTTAACATCCTCTATTATTTGTTCGTTATTTTTGGTATAACAAAAATCTGCTATATAAGTTATTTCTCTTATATTTTTATTGTTTATTTTAAATTTAGGTTGTAACTCAAATTTTACTTGAGTTCTTAAATTATTTATCAAACCATTTTTTTCCATCATTTTTAATACTACATATCTGTTTTTTTCTTTTATGCTATCGAAAGTTTTAGTAGCATATTCACATTTTTTATTTTTATATTTAAGGTGCTTTTTCCCAAAATAAATCATCGGTTTCATCCCCAACTAATTTCCTAGCTTCTGAAATTTCTAAACCTTGCTTTATTAATTTATCAAACTTTTCACAAAATCGTTCTAATTTACAGCCGCGGCAAAGATGCTCGGCGAAATATTCAAAACCACAATATGTTTCGTTACGGTTTTCCATTTTTGTTTTTTTCGACTTGTCTAAAATATGAAAAAATTAAACTGTGAAAACAAAAAATAATTATTAGAACGATTAGTGCCGATAATTTTATATAATTCATTTTGTCCCCTCTTTACAAAAAAAAAGAAAGTTTATTTCTCTCTTTTTTAAATATTATCACAATACTATTTTAACATAATAATGTGCTACTAATGTGCTACTAATTAATAAATCTTTTACCAACGTGTAATTTATATAGCTTTCGACAATAACTCGGACACATGTTGGTGGCCATGTGTATTTGATTCCAGGTTTTATTATACTTGTCACGAAGTTCAACAATTTTTTTAACAATAGGATCATATTCCCCTAAACGCTTTAATTCCCTGCCAACATACTTAGTTACATTAGTTATTTGGTTTTGTATGAATTCTATCTTTTCGTCTATCTCTTTAACTTCACAAACTATAAGATACTTTAATACTTTGTTTTCCTTTTGTCCGCCACCAACTGATTTAGCAGTAAGATTTGGTGAACGTGGTTGAGTATTTGAGAATGCTATCTCTTTTTCGCTTAACCAATATTCAAGCAAGTTTTCTAAATGCATTAGTTTATCGTTTGCTTCTCTAATCGTTAGATCAATTATTTCGTCGTTCATTAAGTTCCTCCTTTTTACCTCTCTTGACTTTATTAGTCTTATCTATAACCTTTGCAATAAGTGAACCTGTTGTTGTAGCTTCAGGATCACTATAAATTAGATCTCTTTTATTCATTATTAACATTTGTGAATTGCTAACTAATATCAAGTTGATTAATTCAATATGAGTTCTATCACCATCAGCAAATATTACCTTATGACTTTTAGGTATTGGTCCATTAGCTTCTTCCCAAATTAATCTATGCTTTTGTTTCCAGTTGTTTTGCTTTTTACCATCTGCTACTTTTACATATAAGAACCCAATGTCATCTCTTGTCTTGTGATCTGATTTCCATTTCTCAGTTCCTATTGGATCACAGTTATGAGATTTATTACCTTTTTTAAATGTTGTTTTAAGTGAATTGTTTCGACCTTCAACAGACATAAACTCTTCCCATTTTTTACCTTTGTTAAAAGATACGTTACCTTTAGGAAAATATCCAGTAAGACCACTGCTGATATTATAATTACTTTTAATATTCTTTATTTGTTCCTGAGAATAGTTAGTACCGAAATGTTGATTGAACAAACCAGCAGTTTCTTTATTACCTAAGCCTTTAGATATTATTCTTAAAAAGTTTATTTGTTCATCTGTATATTTTCTTTTAGGATTTTTATTTTTAAAACCACTCGCAAGCTTATGATTAGTCTTATAACATCTCATTGCGTTACGTGTGACATTTATATTAAATTTATCATTTACAAGTTTTGCTAATTGCTCACTACTAATATTTTTATAATTTTCTAATATAAATTGCCTGATCTCTTTAGTATAAATCTTCTTCATTCTTTTTTAGATTCGGCTTTAGTTTCTATCATGAAGATGTTTTGTGTCTTAGTTCTATCATAGCCGTATTCATCAGCATGCTTTTGAGCATCTAACATTAAATTAGCATTATTAACAACTTGTTGAGCAACACTTGTAATAGCTTTAGAACGATGAATTTCTTCTTCTAATTTTTCACCAGTAAGCTCTTCATCATTTAATCTTTCTAATTGCTCAAACAAATGATTATTTAGATCTATCAGTTTATTTTTCATTTTGAGCCTCCTAACAATCCATATATTTTTAATACTTTTCTTAGTTTAAATGCTTTAATAAATTTAAACCTTTTTAGATAACTTTTATAAAGCAAAATTAATTTATAGCATGCTGGAAAGTATGTCTTTTGATTTCCTCTTGCGATAGGTGCCACTCTTTGATATTCCATTTGATGTATAAGTTCATGTTCAAATGGTGTAACCTTTATAGCTCGAAGTCCATCTTTAGACCAATGAGGATGATGATATATTCTTTTATTCTTTTTCACAGCTCCTCCTTACTTACCACATCGTATACAGATTAACTTATTAAATTTATCTTTGATCCAAAGTGACATCTTTCCACATTTCTGTATTGCTTTAAACAAATCTAATTCGCCAATTGTAACGGCATTTTTAATAATTTCTTGTGTTTCTCTAGCGGTGATTCTTTTACATTTTGTAGCATCTATTTCAATTTTACTAAATATAATCTTGGCAACTTGTCCAACGGTCTCATAATTCAAATCACATAATTTATAATGTTGTTCTCTTATTTTTGATGTCCCCTCAGGTGCATTTATTGGATTGATACCTGCACTATTAAGGTCGGTCTCATCTATTAAAATCAAATCAACTTTGTCAGCATAATCACCAACAGATACAATAGCAGTAACAACATCATTTATTTCACTTTCATCATTAATTTTCCACAATGATATTTCACCGTGTTGCACCTTCAAGCAACTAGATAAAAAATCCGCTTCTAATTTATTAATATCTTGCTTATCACTTAGATTATCAGATGGGTTCCACTTTGCTCTATTTATTTTTCTAACATAGTACCCCATTACAACGCCTCCAAATAAGTTATAGTTTTATCAAAATAATTCTTAAGCCATTGTATTTCTGGGACATTAAAATTTCTTAGTAAATCGGCATCACTTTTTCTTCCCCATTTTTCAAAACACGATATTGCACCATCGATAATTTCAGTATTTTTATGACTTAGTAGAGATAAGGCTATAATTGAAAAAGAGTCAATTTCTATATCGTTTTTTATATTTGAAATTATTTTTAAAATTGATAAAGTTATTTTTAAATCATTATTTTGCAAACCTATTTTATGAATACTATTTATAAAATTTGTTGCAAGAACAAATCCATACTTTTTAGCAATTTCAGAATACATTACTTCTGAATTGGATAAAAATCCATCTTCTAAATCTTCTCTTCTTATTACGTTCAAAAATTTTTCAAGATATTCATTATTCTCAGTTCCCTTTAATACAATGCCCGATTCAAATGTTTCTTCAACAAAATAATC